ATATATACAGATGATACTTTTGATTATTCTGATACTTCTTTTGAATACAAACCTTCCGATGAGAATGGTAATTAATCTACTTTATCAACTGATTCGACTCGTACTGAGTGGATCAAGTTTAACAATCAAAGAAATTATAAAGATAATGGGATGGACATATTAGCTTAATTTTTCATCATCAATTCATATTCTCTTTCTTCACGTAGCATATCTTCTGAACCACATCCAGTACAGATATAATAATTTAGTTGTGATTCTTGGTAAATTTCGCTTGGTCTCCATCCATGTATATGTATAATCTTAGAATATAGTCTTTCTTGAATATTTACCAGATTATGTGTAACAAGAAATGTACTTACCTGTTCCATTACATAATTCATTAAAGATTGCTCGGTCGTTGTCTCGTCAACTACCATAGAGACTTCAAATCCTTGCATGTCATCATCAGATAAAATAATATTCACTATACGACTATTCATTATTTTATTGTATATATCTGTTATACAAATATTATTTATATATAATATATACGCATAACATGTCCAGTAAACCTACTGATCAGAAACTATATGATAGAATAAAAAAGAAAGTGTATAAAGATATACCCACACATAGTGCATATCGTTCGGGACAACTAGTGAAACAATACAAAGAAGCTTATGAAAAGAAATACGGAAAAAATAAAAAAGCATATACGGGTACAAAGAAAAAAGATGAAGGGTTGTCGAGATGGTATAGAGAAAATTGGAAAACATCAGAGGGCTCAACAACATACAAAAAGAAAGGTGATATATTTCGTCCTACTAAAAGAATTACAAAAAAGACACCTACAACATTGAAAGAATTAAGTAAAAAAGAAATTGAAAGAGCAAAGAAAGAAAAGAAAAAAACAGGAAGAGTAAAGGTATTTAAAAAATAAACTCTTGGTATATACTATATACATTATGCCTTACACTATTAAAAAATTACCATCTGGTAAATACAAAGTAACTAATAAAACAACTAAAAAAGTAATAGCAAAAGGGACAACGAAAACTAAAGCACAAAATCAAGTTAAATTAATCAACATGTTAAAGAAACGAAAAAAGAAAAAAAAATAAACTCTTCGTATAAATTCTAATTATATTTTATTATCTTATATTATACAAATAATAAAATATCATGACTACAAAAGAAACAACATATAGATTTTTGAAAAGTGCTAAAGAAGCACGTTGTAAATCATTGGGTGCTATTAGTAGTATGAATAAACAGCAAATGCTTACATTGGCGTATAAACTAGGATTTTCACCATTGGAAAATAGAATAGTATATGATAAAAAATATGATAAGTTAACTAATACATCAACAAGTACAGCATCAACTAGATCACAAAGAAAAACAACAACTAAAAGACAACCTAAACAAGAAGAAAAAAAACAAGAAGAAACATGGCAAGAAATGAAAAAAAGAGGACAAAAAATAGTTGATGAAGCAAAAAAAAAAATGGAAGAAGTTCACAAAAAACAAGAGAGTTCAAATAGAGATCTTACAAATTCCAAAGAGTATAAAAAAGCTACTGATATGTTTATGAAAGGTTCAAAAATAAAACAAGAAGCAAAGAAATTAAAAAAACAACAAGAAAAAAAATAATAACTTAGTATATAGTATATATAGAAATGAAGTATAAAATGATTGAAAAGATTATTTGTTCCTTACCTATTACACAAGTATTTATACATCCCTATCTTACACGAAAGTTTCATAAAAAGAAAAAGTAAAATTTTTTTATTATATTGAGTAATAATATAATAAAAATGAAATCGTATTACATGTCCAGACTTGCTCATACATATGATACACATCATAATAGATTTTTACAATCTGGTAACGCACAATTGACTGGAGGAGGTATTAAAAAAAATAAAGAAAGACCATTAACAGATAGTGATAGGAATATTGCAGCGAAAATAAATGATATGTGGGATCATTTATCAATGGAGTTAAGAAATGATATTTTTCATGACTTTATTGGAGATACTCTTAGATGGTATTGGCAACTTAATAAAATGCCTGAAGCATTCTGGGATCTTATCAATACAGATGTTAATATACCTGTTCTTATTCGTGATGAAAATAAATCAGATGAAATACCTGAAGATATTCAAGGCGAAGGTGATACAGGTGAAGGTAAACCAAATGATGATATTCCAGAAGATATTCCAGAAGATATTCAAGGCGAAGGTGATATCGGTGAAGGTAAACCAGATTATAGTGGATAAATTATACAAGATACGCACCTTTTTCATGTATCACATAATGTGGATATATTGGATTTTTTACCAAGAAAAACCATCTACTATTAAGATGTAAACATCGTAGTATATCGCAATCATTCCATTGTTCATAATTTTTCAAATATGCCTTGATGTGTTTAGCATTCGATTTAGGAAATAAACAGATCCCCAAAGATTCGTTAATAACTCTTCTACTTTCCCAACCATTAGTGATTAAATGACTGGTACATACAACAGAAGTTTTATAATGACGACCACACTCCAAAAGGTCATTTCGTAAAGCTTCAATACCTTTTCGTGTCCCTCTATCAGATATTGTTGCTATATCATCAAATAAAAATATTGAATTTTCCACATCTTCAAGATCCATTCCATCACATGCAACATCGTAAGCATCTGGTCTTTCTGCTCCTAATTTATCAAGAGGTTCATCTTCATCTACACTTGAAAATATGTAGAAATTATTTTTTCTATGTTTCTTCAAATAATTATAAATCCATCTACTACAAAATACAGATTTACCTGATCCACTAATACCTGATACTAATATTTTTTCTACAAGTTTAGGATGAGGCAATGGTTCTAATTTACCACCACTTCGTAATGTGTACTTACTTGTCTTATTCTTCAAATAATCTTTACATTTATAAAATACATCTGTAAGTTTTTCTTCATCTGGTTCAAGATTCTGGTGTATAGCATCTTCTAATATTTTATATTCTTCCCCATTTACTTCTTCCAAAACTTCTTTTGAAACATCAGATATTTTATAAGGAGGGGTCTCAAGATACAAATACATCTTATCTTCTTTACCACCACGTACACGAGCTATTGGGGACATGCCCTTGAATTTTTTATTTTTAGATAATTTAAAAGACATTGTAGATTATTTATCTTACTATATAGTATATAAACAATAAATAATGTCTGGAAATATTACGGAATTAATGAGATGGTCGCAGATACCTGTCCAAGTTTCAAATATGAGATTGAATGAAAATAAACTTTACGGAAATCCTAATAGGACAACTACACGAGAATCAATATGGCAAGCTGATCAATCACAAGCTCACAAAATGTATACACGTATGAGTGGATTCCATGGATCTCGTATTCCTTTTGGTACACTTGAAGGCAATGGTGGTAATAGACTTGCTCCTGTGCCTTATTGGGGACTTATGACACCACCAGTAAAAGCTACAAGACCTGCTCTTGCATCTATGGATGTAACACAAGTCCCTCAGCTTAACCAAATAAACTCTAGAGTTATGGAAAAAGAACGAATGGCATTTAATACGCAACGATTTGCTATGAATGCTAATAATCAGTATGTCCCACAACAAACTCCTTATTAAAAACATATAAACAAAAGAACCGATTATATATAAAACATTATGGGTAGAAAAAAATATACAATTGAACTATGTCAGCAAATAGCAGAAGAACGAGATGGGTTATGTTTATCAGAAGTATATGTAAATAGTAAAACTAATTTAAAATGGCAATGTTCTAAAGGTCATGTATGGAATACAGATATGACTCATATTAAACATAGAAATCAATGGTGTGCGATTTGTGCAGGTAATGTTAAACATACAATTGAACTATGTCAACAAATAGCAGAAAAAAAAGGTGGTAAATGTTTATCTAAAGTTTATAAAAATAGTAAAACTAATTTAATATGGGAATGTTCTGAAGGTCATGAATGGAATGCAACATTTCATAATATTAAAAATCATAATCGATGGTGTCCTTATTGTAGCGGTAGACATAATAATAATATAGAACTATGTCATAAAATAGCAGAAGAAAGAGGTGGTAAATGTTTATCAACTAAATATATAAATAATGAATCCCTAATGAAATGGGAATGTTCTGAAGGTCATGTATGGAATGCAATTATTGCAAGTATTAAAAATCAAAATACTTGGTGTCCTGATTGTGGTGGTTCAAAAAAACTAACAATTGAAGAATGTCAACAAATCGCAAAAGAACAAGGTGGAAAATGTTTATCTACAAAATATATAAATAATAAATCACCAATGAAATGGGAATGTTATGAAGGTCATGTATGGAATGCATGGTTTAATAATATTAAACATGGAAAAAAATGGTGTCCATATTGTTGTAAATCAAGATCTGAAAAACTATGTAGAAAAATACTAGAAGAACTAACACAAGAAAAGTTTCCATCTATTAGACCAGATTTTTTGAAACACTATAAGACTGGTTTTAATTTAGAACTTGACGGATATTGTGAGAAATTACAAATGGCGTTTGAATATCATGGTGTACAACATTATAAATATTTTCCTAATTTTTTTCATAAAAAAGGTAAATACCAATTTGAAGAACAAAAAGAACGAGATAAACTTAAAATTGAACTATGTATTAAAAACAATATAAAACTTATTATTATTCCATATTGTTATGATTTTACAGATGAACAAAAACTAAGAGAATTTATTACAAACTCTTTGTAGACATTTTATTATATACATATATTATATATATACTAAAATGGATAAACTCATATTAGACGGAGAAAGTTATTCCTTTTCTGGAGAAGATATGAAAAAACTTACAGAAAACAAATACAGCATATACCGATATCATGAATTAGAAAAATTTGATAATATCGACCAGGTATTAGGAAATAATCTAGGAGCAATTATTCTTTACCAATCTACAATGAATTCTGGTCATTGGTGTTCGTTATGGAGAAATGGCGATACAATTTACTTCTTTGATTCCTATGGATTTGATGTAGACCAAGAACTTAAATTTTCTGATTTCCATATGAGACGTCA